AACTCGTGTGTCTTCATACCACTCAATCACCATGCTACAGCGCAGTCCATCACTAGCCATTAATGCCCATTCGCAGGATTTATCCTTTTTCTCCGATAATGGACATTTTTCAGCGTAAATCACCAATGATCCTAGGATAAGGAATAAGAAGAATAAGAAGAATAACTCTCTCTCATATATATACAAGCACGTTTTTTTTTCCTCTTCCAAAACAACAAAAGGAATAACTTATTCCTCTTATTCCTCTTATTCCTCTTCTCAGCACAACGACTATTCCTGGAATCCATCCAATTCACTCTCAAGTTTTCTATAGTTTCCGCGAGAAACCTTTATAATTAAACCTTGATTTTCCATTCTTTCTAGCCAATTATAGATGCCTGTATTACTATTGATCCCAGCCACCGATTCCAGCGCAGAAGCAAACGCATTGCTACTAAAATTATGACCATCTGTCACAACTGCTTTCAATACTTTTTCTTCTATGGACTCCACTGGATCTGTGTACCAAAACATCTCATTCTTTGGAAGTGGCTTCATGTACTCAAAGTACAATGATCCATCCGTAACATTATGCAACTTGATCCCAACTGGCACACCATGCAAATCGTTCTGACTGCGCACCTTCGTAATCTTCATCACCTTTAATCCAGGCATCCGATTACTACTTGCCAACTGCACAATCCCATCCAGATGATTTGTGTATGCGCTACCGCCTAACATATGGCTCACATCCAAAGGACTCGCCTCACCAAGCTTTTTATGATGACTCACAATAACAATAGCCACATTATGCTTGTTCTTCAAGTTCACCATCTTACGCAGCAAGTCCATCACATCCTGGTTCTTACTCACATTCTTATTGGTACTGGTATAGAGATTATCCACCACCAAGACATCACGAGGCTCAAAGGTTAGGTTGCTATCGATCTGATCCCATTTGTCCGTGAACACATCAATCTGCCCACTACTCAAGATACTACAGTTCTCCTCAAACAACTTCGCCTCTACTGGATACTGCTCCAATACATGACCTGCGGTTCTTTCAATCAACACACGGAAGCTCTCATCTTTCAGCTCAAACTGCACATGCATTACCTTCCGTGGCTTTGGGATACGAAAGTTCATAAACGGCACTCCCATCGCAAGACACGCAGACAACTGCATACTCATCACCGACTTCCCAACATTCGTACCACCTGCCAATCCCATTAGGTCCTTCTCAAACAACAGGTTCTCAATGATCGGTTCTGGCATCTTATGAAATGTCTTCGCAAACTCGCTAGGACTAAACCTGCGCATTCCACCAAGATCTTCAGGCTTATCCCCAAAGCGAACACACGATCCAATTAATTCATCCATCGTATGCCCATCACTGAACCAGTCCGTAATATCGTAGCGGTCCGCCTTATCACCCCACTGCATAATATGCAATTCAACACCAGTGTCAAAAAGCCTTTTAGCTAGTTTTTTTGCGCCTTCCTCGCCTTTTTCATCGTTATCGTACACAATATATACCTTATTATATTGAGACGGCAAGGTTACTTCAGCAGGCAGCGCACCTGCACCAGACGTAAATGTCAGCGCAGGTACGCCATTGCAGTAAGCGGTGATGACATCTTTCTCACCTTCGCAGATGAGCAGGTATTCATTGGAGAGATGCGGAGTCTCAAACACCTTACACTTTGCATCACCGAACTGCGCTCCTTTATGATATTTCACATGGTTATCTCTGATCTGGAATACTAATTGAGCGTTCTTTTTATCATCTCTGCGTATTCCGATAGGCATATCGAGACATCTTTTATTCCAGGGCAACTCTAATTCCTTTACCACAAGATCCCAATGTGCTATAAATTTTTCTCGCGCTTCTGCGTAGCCACTCTTCTCTACTTCTTTACTGGCAACTTTTGGCGTGGTGTTCTCTAACTTATATTCCACCTTCGCGGTTCGATCTGTCTCTTTAAGAAAATCCCAATGGCCAAGGCACTTATGACAGAATGCATAGTCTGCATTAATCTGTATTGTACCTTGGATACGTTCCGCTTTGTCATCGCACTTAGGGCAGTAAGCGCGTGTACCATTGTTTGTTATTTTAGAGAAGACATCATTTGGCGTGATCACAGTTGCCTACGCAAAGAATACAGCGCACAACAATGCCTGAATACCTGCGCACCAACGTCTAGCTTTTCACGGCTAATGACATGCTTATGGAATTTTCCATCTTCTTTACCAAACCGCATAATAACACCATAAGCAATCTTTGCTTTTGGCTGTGCAGCTTCAAACATCATTGTGTATGCACCTAACTGCACCATCATTTCTGGATATGGTCCACCTTTACTGGTCTTCCAGTCTACTAACACTAAATCATCATCAATCTTACCAATGCAATCGACTGTACCACCTGCACGCAATTCCTCGTTCACTAATGCAAATTCATTTTTTAGTGCTTTAAAATTCGCTTTATCAAACCAATTACGAAATCCCATAAATGCTTTTAGTGCCTGCTCTTCCTGGTTTGGTGAATAATCACGTGTATCCACATCAAAACCATCCAAATAACCTTGAATCATCAAGTGACATAGTGTACCTATATGTCCAGCTTCACGCATTACCTCATCCGCATCATCGCCCTGCGCTGTTATTCGTTTCGCCCATGCTATTAATGTGTTCTTATTCCAACCAAGCTGATTATTTATGATCGTAGTTACACTGGCGGCACGTTTGCCATCCTTCAGTATATAGTTTTGACCATGTAGCTTTGTTCTACTCATATTCTCTCCTTAGTTTACGTGTTATTTCACCTATGATTAAGTAGCATACTGCAAGTGCTAACATCCAAAAAAACAATCCTAGACCTAACACTAGCACATTGGCTATCCATTCCGCTATATTAAACATTATCATTTCGACTCCTATTTATTAAATCTTTGCCCACCTGGTCACCATGACCTATTAATTTAATTTGACATAATTTTATTAATTAGTGGGCAAATTCTTTCTGCAACTGCCTGCACAACATCTACTGTTACTGCATTACCGCATTGCTTATATCTTTGTGTATCGCTCATATCAACTACTTTACCATCTATGACACCTTTACTTGTCCAATTGTCTGGAAAACCTTGCAATCGTTCACATTCTTTTGGTGTAAGTCTGCGAATAGAAGAAACAATTGGTACATGTCCACCACCTTTTCCCATTGCTTCAGTAAGAGCAGTAGAACAATTTTTTATTGTAGATGCATTTTTTTGCAATCCACCTCGAATCATCACCCCATGCTGATCTTGCTGGGTTAATGTAAACATATCCTCACCATCTTCTTTAAATCTTCTACCATTCTGTTGTTTCTCTGCACGATTTGGCGTTAATACTGGTTGAATTGTATGTTGATGTTGTATTGTTTCTAAACTTTGTGCATATCCTTTCGTAACTCTACCACGCCTTGTTTTACTTGTAGGTCTTTCTAAATTAATCGCATCACCAACCTCTACTTCTGCGTAACCTTTCTTCGTGGCTTCTCGAATCTGATACAACCCAGTCTTCGCTCCCATGCCACCACCATCTTTAATAGTTCTTGCAATTCCACTGGGATTATACACTCCTGTAGCTTCGCTGTCTTTACCTATTGTGCCTATTTGATTTAATTTAATTAAATCCATATCACTATGGTTTCCACCACTATGACCACCACCAGTCAAAGTTGCTGCGTAATCTTGATTATTTTTCTTTTTTCCTTTTTTATCTATTATGTAAGTATCCTCACATCCCATTTTATGTATGCGACTACTTATCGTTCTTGAATATCCATTTTGCATACTTGCTGCTTTCCTATGGTTTTTCCTGCTCGTGTAGTCAGAGACTTCACCATCTTCTCCGATAGGAAATACTTTTGATCCACTTCCGTCTCCAATATATCCGACAATGTATATCCGCTCTCTATTTTGGGGTAACCACCAGCGAGTATTAAGTAGTTGGAACTCAATGGTATACCCAAGGTTATTAAGAACTCGGTAGACTGTAGCAAATGTTCGTCCATTGTCGTGAGAAAGTAAGCCTTTAACATTTTCGAGTAAAAAACAGGAGATTGGCTTCCCAACGTCTCTGTAATGTCTGAGAATCCTTGCGATTTCAAAAAATAAAGTACCTCTGGTGTCATCGAAACCTTTTCGTTTTCCAGCCACGCTGAATGCTTGGCACGGAAATCCTCCACAAAGGATGTCAATGTAATCTGGTAAATCTCTTCCTGGTTGAATAGTTGTAATGTCACCTAGCTCCTCCGCTTCTTTAAATTTATGTTTATACACTGCGCTTGCATACTTATCTATTTCGCTAAAGCCTACCCAGTCAAATTTGTAACCTGCCTGCGCAAAGCCTTTATGAAATCCACCAATCCCACTAAATAGATCTAGCATACGAACACCTGACATGGCTGTGTCAACCAGGGCCAACCTAGGATTCATCCTTATGTTCCACACTTTTGTCAGGTGTACATCTTTCACAAACTTTTCTTTTCTTTTTATATGATGGAAAATTATCATAATACTCAATACGCTTTTGCCATTTTGTTTTCGTCACTTCCCAGCATGTCTTGCAACTAGTACAAAAGTAAATATATTTATCTGCAAGCGTAGCATCTAGGTTCTTTTTACCTTTCCTTAATACCTCATTATCAACAGTACTAGGCTTTATAAAGTAATCATCCATTGCAATCAGCCTTAACCTGCGATGTTATATCACGCTCTCTGTCGTTCACATACTTTGCTGCAAAGAATACACTACTATTCTTGCGTTTTTTCATATGTGCTTTCATATCTTCAATAAACTCTTTATAATTACTTCCCCAGATAATATCGTCACTCCACTCACCATTGTCATCATCATAATCAATACTGCCTGCATATTTTATTTTCAAGTCACTCATAATCCGCAAAATCCTTCTTCGCACATAAACAATTCTTGTTGATCTACGAACTCTACATCTTTTAATGGTTTACACGATCTATGCACATAAATTGGTTCTTCCTTGCCTCTTTGCGACATATCTCGAATTGATTCATCTACTTTTACTGCTTGCTCCCAACTTTCAGGATACACTTCTTTTAACTCTTTCCAATTACGATCCGAATGATACGGACAAAACACGCAACTAGATTTTGGTGGTACTGGAAACATAAATTCCTCAAACATCTGAATACAATCACCGCGACTCAACCTACCTTCTATTAATGGATAATAGTATTCAACGCGCGGTATTTGACTATACTTCATCCGCTGTATTTCATCTAAGGATATACCAAGCCATACCTGCGTCATTGGCATATGCTTCCTAGGCTTTAATCCATGCAGCTCACGGATCTTTTTGATCACTGGATCAATTTTATATTCCTTTGTACACTGCCTACGTATCATCCCACCATTTTCAGTAAATCCTGGAATAGATGCAAATCTATGCCCAGTAGAGTTTTTTTGATTTAAAATATCTTTATACAGATTTTTCTCATCTGTGACATGTATTGGTATGCCGTTATTATACTTTGCCCAATCCTGCAAAAATTCTAGTATCTCGTAGGTCCTTGGTAACTCTGCTCCAGGATCACTAAATACTGCATGGTCTGCGCGTTCTATTCTTCCTAAACTGCTCATCATGTACATTGCTGTGCTTTGTACACCTAATCCAAGTGATATAACTTTCATCATTAGCTGAAATCAGGAAACTGCTCATACGAATAGAACCATTTCCTGCCCTTTGTTTGATTATTCTTACCTGTTGTTAATGCTAGACTAATTGCATGCGTATTCTGGTATGGTACATATGCAATTATATTTTTAGGCTCATAGTATACTGCAATAACATCAACACGATCTTTATCTTTATATTTCGTGGTATCTACTTCTACCGCTGTGCCTCTGCGTAATTTCGTAACACATTTAATCTGGACACGCTTAATAGCAAAATTTGATGTCTCAACAATCATATCAACCTGCGTTACATCTACTTCTGGTAGATATACATTATAACCTTTGGATAATAGGTCTTGCCGTATTGCCAGTTCACCTATCTTGCCTTTCGTCATACTATGCATGTTGATCTAACTGATCCATAGGTCTTAACTGATCCGCCTGCAATGTAAACTTATTGCCATAACCAAGATCCATAATATTGTCCTGCGTTAAAAAATCTATAGATGGTATCCATCCTTCTAAGACAAACTTAGGAGATTCATCACGCACTAATATAAATATGTCACAATCTGTATGTTTCTTTTTTAATTTGGCTTGTAAATAACCGCTTTTAAACTTTGTGGTTTTTACATCTACTCTCAAGTTATTATATATTAAATCGTAACCACTATAATGAGGACCTATCACCATGTCTGGATAGGTATTATATTTCTTACAGACGGCTAATTCACCGCTCACACCTCGTAAATCTATTTCTAAACTACGTGGTCCGCTGGAAATCATTCCATTTGCTTGGTTCTGATCCATTTTTGCTTTCGCTAGTGCTTTGGCTAGCCTTAATTCCATTTGGTTTAGTATTATTTGCATGTGTGCTTTCCTTATCCAATGCAGCATATAAAACCATATAATTAACTACGTCTAAGCACCTTTGGTATGTGGTTTCATCGCTGTGTGTTTTCCCTGTTTTTGCATCGTTGCATATTGCATCGACATGTTTTAAGACGTATACCATTAGTGCCTGCTTTGAAGTAATTCCAAGCCGTTCCGCAACATGCTTAAAATTATAAAATTTATCTTCGTTACTAATCGTATACTCAATAGACTTATTATCACTAATCTTTGATGCTTCAGCAAACATCTCATCTCTAAACTTATCGTATTCTTCGTATATCATTCGCTCTCCCAGTTTACTAGTTCTCTTAATGCATTGATTGTAGACTGCATACTTTGTATTTCTGCGTCAATCACTACAATTGCTTGTTCTAATGATTCGTAATCTTTTTTATATTTTTCAATTACTTCCTGTTGATAGGAACTCCAGCAAAACTCTTGCGATTCTACTTCTTCTATATTCGTAAATAAACTCATGTTATTTGCTCTCCCAATCAAAATCATCTAGATTAGCCAGCTCTGATCCACAATGATCTTTACAGCTTGAACATATATCGTGATCTTCGT